TAAGATTCGGGAGAAAGGTCCGAGACCTGATCGCCGACCCGATATATCGGGAGGTCTTTCCCAACACGGACCTTAAACAGGATAGCCAAGCTGCTGGTCGGTGGGAGACTAGCGTCGGCGGGGAATATTTCGCAGCAGGGGTGGGAGCGGCGATGACTGGTCGTGGCGCAGACTTGCTTATCATCGATGACCCGCACTCGGAACAAGATGCTTTGTCCACGACTGCTTACGATAATGCGTATGAATGGTACACTTCGGGTCCTAGACAGAGACTCCAGCCGGGTGGCAGCATAATTATTGTTCAAACCCGGTGGTCAAAGAAGGATATCACGGGCAGGTTACTGACCGCACAGTCAAAGGATCTGATGGCTGACCAGTGGGAAGTTGTAGAATTTCCCGCCATTATGCCGTCGGGGGAACCATTATGGCCTGAATTTTGGCAAAAGGACGAGCTTCTCAAGGTCAAAGCTTCGCTGTCCGTGGGCAAATGGAATGCGCAGTGGCAACAGAATCCTACGTCCGAAGAAACCGCGATGGTCAAGCGGGACTGGTGGCAGGAGTGGGAAGAAGACGATGTTCCAGATTTAGACTACATAATTCAGTCGTATGACACCGCGTATTCAAGGAAAGAGACTGCCGACTATTCTGCGATTACGACGTGGGGCGTGTTTCGTCCTTACAGAAACAGCGAAGAGCACTTGATATTGCTAGATGCAAAGAAAGGTCGTTGGAATTTTCCAGAACTTAAAACCATAGCGCGAGAAGAGTTTGAGTATTGGGACCCAGAGTTGATGTTGATTGAGGCAAAAGCGTCTGGTCAACCGCTGGCGGATGAAATGCGGTTACTGAACCTCCCTGTTGCGACCTTTGCCCCCGGTCGTCGGAAGGGTGGGGGAGGTCTGGACAAGACAGCGCGTATGCATATTGTTTCGCCTATTTTTGAATCGGGCAAAGTGTGGTATCCTTCTGGGGAGAAATTTGCTGACGAAGTCATAGAAGAGGTTGCATCATTTCCTAATGGCGACCATGATGACTTTTGTGATAGTATGACTATGGCATTGATGCGCTTTCGCCAAGGCGGGTTTGTCAGACTTGACGGCGAAGAGTTTGAAGACGATTACATTCCAAGAAAGCGGGAGTATTATTGATGGCGGATGAAAAGAAGGGCAGAAACAAGCCCAGAACAACTACTCAAAACATCGAAAAGAAAAAGAGAGATAAAAAAATTAAGAGGCTCGATGACATGGGGAGCTATCACGCTCTAAGAGGTAACATTAGTCTAGAAGACCTAAGTAATATTAGGAAAGAGAGACGAAGAATTGACGAAGAAGCTGCTCTTAATAACCGTCCTTCTAAAGGCAGAAATGTGCCCAGAGAATCTCGTAACGGCGGCGCAGTAATGAAGGCCCGTGGCGGCACGTTCAAAGGAACTTTTTAATGGCTGAAACCGCCAAAGATTTGGTTAAGAAGGACCTGAAGGAAAAGAAACTCAAGGTCCCAGAGCTAGACGAAACAACCAAGAAGCATCTTGACCAGATGTCTTTTCTTGAGTTACGAGCAAAGGCTGATCCATATGTTCGAGATAATCCGTCGGCTAGACTTGCTCTGGATTTATTAGAGCGTGGTATTAAGATTGACGGTGTCGGAGCAGGGGAAATTCTCGCTGGCATGAGAACTGGCCCTGAAGGTTTTGACACCTATACAAGCAAAGGTTTTTCTGGATTGTTGTTGCCGTCTGAAGATTACCGCCAGACGAGAGCACCAGGTTTTCTTCCGTTTACAACGGCGGCAACCATAGGAAGAAAAGCTCCTGGTTTTGAAGAAGTTTTACAGAAGCAAGGAATTGAGTCACTTCTTTCTCCAGAAAAGGGAAGTACTGTTTATTATGACACGGGTTATGCTCCTGAACCTGATGGCACTTTTCCGTCAGGAAGAACTAAATACGATACAAAAACAGCCCAAGGAAAAGCTATGACTGTTTTGGCGGAGGAGCTTTCTCATCTTGGTATGCGTTATCTTCAAAAAGAAAAAGGTCAGTTTACTCGCATGCCTATAGATGAAGAAGAGACAATGATGAATTATCAGCAGGGACGCGCTGCTGCTAAACGAGGCGTTTTTGCTGCGCCTATTTCTAAGGATGACTATAGTTTTTATCAACTACCAGGTGTTCGCAGCACTAAGGATGAATATGAGGCAGTGGACAAAGCGGCGGAACAGGCGTTGAAGGAAAGAGGTATCAGCATGAAACCTGTTGACCCCACAATGATGGAACGATTACTAGGGATATTTGACTAATGGCACTACCACCAACAGCAGTAGAAATGGCTATGGGTCCCGGTGGCCCAGGCATGACAGCAGAAGAACAAATGACCGAGGTCCAACTTCCGTTAATCGATGATTTACCAGAGGGCATCATGCTTGCAGGTGATGAGGAGATGGTTGAGGTTCAGGCAGAAGTTTACAATCACAATGCGAACTTGGCTGAAGTATTAGACGACTCGATCCTCGGAACTCTGTCCTCGGACCTTAGTGGTAAGGTTGATGAAGATAAGTCTTCTCGTGAAGATTGGGAGGAGGCCATTGCCAAGGGTCTGACGCTGTTGGGTATCAACTATGAAGAGCGGAATGAGCCGTTTATGGGTGCGTCTGGTGTTACACATCCGTTGTTGTCAGAAGCTGTGACGCAGTTTCAGGCACAGGCATACAAGGAAATGCTACCACCGGGTGGTCCTGTAAAGACACAGATAATAGGTATGCAGTCCAAAGAAGTCGAAGATCAAGCCCAGCGGGTCAAGGACTTCATGAATTATCAGATTACAGAGGTGATGGAAGAGTATGATCTGGACACAGATCAGATGCTTTTCTATTTACCGATTACAGGTTCGACGTTCAAGAAGGTATATTTCGACCCGATGAGACAGAGGGCTGTGTCGAAGTTTGTACCTGCGGAAGATTTGATTGTGCCGTATAGCGCGACAGATTTACAGACTGCCGAGCGGTACACTCATGTAGTTCGCATGAGCGAGAACGATATCCGAAAGCTACAGGTAGGAGGTATATATCGTGACGTATCACTCTCAGCTTCTGAAGATGAGGAGGCAGATTCAACAATACGGGGTAAGTCTGATGATATCCAGGGTCTCCGTCCGGGTTACTCTGATGAAATGTTTACAATCCATGAAATCCATGTCGATTTGGACCTTGAGGGATTTGAGGATATGGATCAGATGGGTGAGGAGACAGGAATTAAGTTGCCTTACATCGTTACAATGGACGAAGGCTCCGGGCAGATTTTATCAGTCGTTCGTAACTGGCGTGAGACGGATATACTCCGCCGCAAGCGTCAGTTCTTTGTTCATTATAAGTTTCTTCCTGGTTTTGGTTTTTATGGCTTTGGCCTACTTCATATGATAGGAGGGCTGTCTCGTGCAGCAACTTCAATACTACGTCAGCTTATTGATGCTGGAACTCTCTCAAATCTACCGGGCGGTTTCAAGGCTCGTGGTGTTCGCATTCGCAATGACGATGAGCCTGTTAATCCTGGTGAGTTCCGCGATCTTGACGCTCCTGGTGGCGATATTCGTAACGCCATTATTCCTCTTCCATACAAAGAACCATCTGGAACGCTTGCCCAACTTCTGGGAGTTGTTGTTGACTCTGGTAGAAGATTTGCACAAGTGGCAGACTCAAAGGTCGCTGACGTTAATTCACAAGCTCCAGTCGGCACAACAGTGGCTCTCATCGAGCAAGGCTCAAAAGTAATCAGCAGCATCCACAAGCGGCTGCATTACGCACAGAAAAACGAATTTAGATTACTGTCAGAAATATTTGCACTTAATCCTGTACCTTATCCGTACATGATTGGCCCGAATGTCCCGCCCGAAATAATGGCGCAGGACTTCGACGGGCGGGTAGACGTTCTCCCAGTATCCGACCCGTCGATCTTTTCTATGGCGCAACGGCTGTCGCTGGCACAGACACAGCTTCAGTTGGCGCAGGCTGCACCGCAGATGCACAATATGTATGAAGCCTATCGGCGTATGTATGATGCACTGGATATCAAAAACATTGACAGCATCTTGCCTCCGCCACAGCCGCCAGCACCTATGGACCCCGGCATGGAGAACGCAAACGTATTGTCCGGTCAGATGGTTCAGGCGTTTCCAGAGCAGGACCATATCGCACATATCCGTGTTCATGCTGCCATGTTGCAACAGCCATCTACAGCAGCCAATCCGCAGGCATTTTTGATGTTGCAGTCTCACGTTCAGCAGCATGTGGCTATGCATGCTCGTGACTTGGTGCAAGAGATGTTTAACGGCGTAGTTCAGGAAGCACAGGCTCGTGGTGAGATGATACCGCAGGTTGACCCTGCTGCTCTTGAAGCTGCGGTTGCACAACAGATTGCTGATACCACAGAGGAATTGGCTCCAGTTCTAACTCCACCACAGCAACCTGACCCACTTGTTGCTATTCGTCAGCAGGAGTTGCAAAACGATACACAAGAGATCCAGCGCAAGGCGATGAATGATGCGATGGACTTCCAGATTGATCAGGCTCGGTTAATGCAAGCATATGATTTGGCGCAGAAGCGTCAGAAGTTACAGGAGCAGATTGCTGAAGACCGTAACTTAGTTAACGTGTATAGGATAGACACACAGGCTAACTTGAAGAGGCAATAATGGCTGGCATAGCAGATTTACTTAATCAATTACAATCGGCGTTTGACACGACCAATCAACAGTTAGTTCAAAGTCTGGATAGAATCAGGCTGTTGGAAGAACAGGCTAGGCAAACTTCTCAGCCCTCTATTGGTGGTTCGGTGCCAGCAACTCCCGGCCCTGCTGATGGTCCAGCACAACCGGGTTTCAGTGCTGAACCAGGCGTTCCACCTGGTCTAGGACAGATAGAAGGTGGTTTTGACAACAGAGTTCCTATTTCGACAATGCCCACTCCGCCAATGTTTGGTGGTGGGGGGTTTCCTGGTTCGGGAAGATTTCCCGGTTTCTTTGGCCGACCTAACCGACCTATAGCGATTCCTTTTGGTAGCTTTGGACAACCACAACTTCAAGTTACACAGAATCAACGCCCAGCATTTGGTGGGTTAGGTACAATGTTCGGTAATATTTTTAGGGGTAGAATGTGATATGTTTCAGGCTCTTATTGGACCCATTGCTTCACTGGCTGGATCGTTTGTTGAGGGGCAAGTTTCCAAGCAAAAAGCGAAAGCAACTCTTGCGCAAACTGAGGCGGAAGCGAAAGCGGAGATAATGAAGACAGCAGCCACCCACGATTCCAAGTGGGAATTGATTATGGCTGAGTCTACAAAATCCTCAATCAAAGATGAAATAGTCACGGTGATTATACTGATTCCCGTAATTTTAGTTTTCATTCCGGGCATGGAAGAAGTGGTAAAGAATGGCTTTGATCGTTTGAATGAATTACCGGACTGGTATCAATATTTGGTTTTTCTTGTGTGCAGTGCCGCACTGGGAATAAAAGGACTAGACAAGTTCAGGAAGAAGTAATGGTATTTGATCATTCACAGCGGACAACAGAAGAACAGGCGAGAAAGAATCGTGACAGAGATAACAATGGAAAGATTTCTCAAGTGGAAAATACTCCCCCGCTTGATGATGATTGGGATGTCAATATCGGCTTGGCGGGTAGTGGAGTGGTTCATGGAATTGCCAGACCCTACTGCTCAACAGGCGGCTCTAGTTAGTGTTGTAACAGGTGTTTTGGCTGGTGCCTTTGCAGTCTGGCTCAACCACGAGAAGAGCTAAATGCCAGCAAAGCTGAATGAGAACACAGAGGTAGCACTACCTTTACGAAATATCATAAGCATGGTTGCTGCCGCATCTTTAGCAACTTGGGCGTATTTCGGCATCATCGAAAGGTTAAACCAAATCGAGACCAACATTACGATGATGGAGTCTGACTTAGGTCAGAACACTGAGTTTCGTATTAAATGGCCCCGTGGTGAGATGGGATCGCTCCCGGCTGATTCTGAGCAGTTCATGCTAATAGAGCACCTTGCACAGCAGTTGGATGAGTTGATTGCACAGATTGATGAGGGCCGTGCTCCACATGACCAACAACAGAAGTTAACAATAGAGCTTCTAGGTAAACGTATAAGTAACCTTGAACAGAATTTAGAGAAGTTGCGAAACGGTGATCACTAAAAC